AAACCTATTTGTTTAAGCAGCGTGGATTCTTTTTTCTCTTTTATGGTTTCTGACCGGTTTTCTTCACGGGTATTGGAAGTGGTTTCCTTGTCAGTTTTCATCTCCGTACAGTCATTGACTACAGTTTCCTTCTTTCTATTCTTGCTGAAATCACCCTCCACATGACCGTCAGCCAATAACGGAGGTTTCCCGGTCAGGCTGTCGGGTGGTTTTCTTGTATCATAGATACAGAAATCAATCACATAGTTACTATTAGTAGTAATGAGTTCGCTCAAAGAGGTACTTGATCCGTGTACGATGTTGACAGATTCACGTGTACTATCCTTCAGTATAATCTCTGTGTTGGATTTGACAGCCTTATGCGAGCTGCCACAGGCAAACAGCAGGAACAGACACATGAAAGGAGCCAGCAATATATGCCGGCTTACCCAGTTCATAACCTTATTATATAACCACATCATAAAATCTGCATGATGATTGAAGCGGACACAGCGACAGTAATTCCAATTCTCCATGCCCATTCAAGGCGAGATTTTTTAACCGCTTCACTCGTGATAATGAGTCTGCTACGCAAGTTGTCAGTATCTTTCACAAAAAATCCTGGTTCTTTTTCCATAGTGGTAGTTATTAGAGTTTCAAAACTTGTTTCCTGTTATCCCCATCAGCCCGAAAACTGACGTGCACCCAAGCGAAGTTAGACTCGTCAATCAACTGGTCATAGGGCAGGTTCTTGCGGATATATTCAAATAACAGCTTGTTTTGCTGACGGTCTCCTGTATCGATGTCGGCTGCTTCCCCCTTCATGTGTTGCGAGGTCTTACTTCCCCTAACGGCCGCATTAAGTTCCGGACAGCGATAACCACTGTTTACTGTTATAGGCTTTCCCCACCATGTGCGTAACGGGTCCAGTACGTTGTCCACCAAGGCAGTCAGAGCAGTCACATGCTCCTGTCTGCATCTGTTATTGATACCCAAGCGGTCAGCAGTTGTTGACTTGCAGAGTTCCGCAATCGTAAAAAACTTCATTTCTTTTCCTCCTTATCTTTAATTAATGTAGCCCTGCGTGGTGGAATACGACGGCCGCATTCGCTGTCGGGCCTGTCACAACGGTTATGTTCGGCATCTTTCAATTGCAGTTCCAGCTCGTGGCACTTATGAATCCATGCCAGCTTATCAGACTGTTCATTACGAAGCTCAACGTATAACGCATCAATCTTGGCGTCACGCTGGGCGATACGTTCTTCCAGCCAGTCAACCTGCTTGCGCTCGTTCTCATCCTCCATTGAATCGGCGGACGCATCCTCTTTCCGTGCGTTAGTCTTGCGGTTCACCCAGAACGTGACACCCCAACGGACAGCCTCCAATCCTCCGAAAGCCCCGATTATAGCCAACCAGTCGTTTAATTCCATTCTGTCTATTGTTTATCTGATTATAATACTACTTCAAAGATATGTCTATTTACTTGCGTCATTGTTGCAGAATTACTTAAATCCATTGCCACGATATGACAATAAAAAAAGAGCCCGATGACAATATTTATTGCCATCAAGCTCCTGGTTACACTGCAAAGATAGTGAAAACTATTCCATATTCAATCCATATTGAAAAAAATAATCAGGAGCAATATTTCGATTATCCGAAGAATTTAAAGAGTCACAATATTAATAGAAAACAAATAGGATTCATGAAATCTACCGGTTGTCTATAAAATCAGATGTTCTCAAGCCTTTATCAGGAAACATCTTTACTTTTTTCCTTTTCCTTTGAACATTTTTCAAGTCACGCACAATGGTGCTGGAAAGTACCTCCGAATAAATCTGTGTGGTCTTTACGGAAGTATGTCCGAGCAGTTTCTGCACAGTGGTAATAGCCACCCCCTGATGAACCAGCAGGGTGGCACAGGTATGACGGCTCACATGGTAGGTTATCCGCTTTTTGATACCACATAACCCGGCCAGCTTTCGAAGCTGCTTATTCACTTCCGAGTTACAAGGCAAAGCGGCAAAACTTCCGATATCCGGATAGCGGTCAAGAATGCCCAATGCCCTGCTTTCAAACAGCAGATGCAACGGCAGACGGATTTCCACCCCTGTCTTAACGGACGTGAAGTGTAACCAACGCTTACCGTTTACCTTGATAAAGTTGGCCGGAGATAGCTGGCAGAAGTCAGAATAGCGCAATCCAGTATAACAACAGAACAGGAAGGCATCGAGCACATGACGCATGGACTCCTCTTCCACCTTGACCGTTTCCAGCTTCTTCAGCTCGTCCGGGGTAAGAAACTCATGTCTGCCTTTCTCCTGTTTGATTTTGTACTTTCTGAACGGATAAGCATCTGCGTGCATATATCCCTGGTTGATTGCTTCATTGACCAAGGTACGGAGCTGTCTCATGTGCTTGGCTATCGTATTGACCGCATTGCCCTTTTCTCTTAAGTATTGCTCAAAATCACGAAGGAATGTATAGGTAAGATCCTTGAAGTCCAATCCGGAACGGAAATCATGCAGGACCGCCAGTGTCGAGTGCAGGTTGTCCTTGGTGGACTGCTTCTTGTCCGAATTGTCAATGGCTGATTTGGCAAAAGTGGAGAAGCTGACATTCACCGTACTTTTCTTCTTGACAGCATCCTTCAGTAGTGAGAGTGTGGCAGGTATTCCGCGCTTCCAATACCCCAACTCTATGCCTTGCAGATACAGGATGTATTCATATAACATTGCGTTCAACTCATTTGACTGAGGATGGTTAATGACTTGTGCCCCCTCACGACTCCAGCACTCAGGCTTGAGGTAAACATTGGTCTTCAGGTAGATTTTCCTTTGATTTAAATAAGCTTCAACCTGTACAAGAGCCGTGCCTTGCTTATTCAGTTTCTTTTGGCGGTTAAAGACCAACCTGTATCGTATCTTCTCTAGCATATTTTTATTTTAAATTTAGCTATTTCCTCCCAAATAATCAAATTCGACAATATTAATCCTAATCTTTCGATCTGGGAGGACTTCTGCCAACAAATGGAATAAAAAGAACTAAATATTATGAAACAATACGGTTAGGAGCATCATTTAGTATAGGTGCTCCTACCAATGAATTCGTATATGTCAGCCATAATGACGGGGAAATGATGGTTTATATTGATTCTACCGGCATTGTTACGAAGATATTCTCTAGTGCAGATGAAATTATATCTATATCACTAAAGGATAATCAGATTATGATAACTGCTATATATTATGACCTTATAGTTACGATTAGTGTACTATCTTTTTAACATGGATTTTATCTAAACAGAGAGCTGGGAGAACTGATTGGTACAGCTACGGGCAATAAAAGCGGATTAATGTCGGTCGAAGATAAAAAAAGACTGGGAAGACGTTTTTTTAAAGGATACACAAAATTAGTTGAAAGTAAATATTGGTACAATCATTATGTCGCATTGATATTTGGCGCTTCTCCTGCATCCAATCTTGGATCATTAATAGCTATAGACTGGAAAGGAAATGAACTAATATCTGTTACTAGATTTTTTGGCAACAACGACAATGTTAAATTGTATCTTGGCAGTAATCCAGAAACAAATATGTATGAGTTATGGTTAGGCTTGATAGGTCTAGACGGAGATGGATCAGAATTTATTATTCAATCAAGAGAATCGATAGATCTAGATAGTAAAACAGTTGAAACACTTCCGTCTTATTTGAAAGTAATCTCTATATCTTGACAAAAAAATAACGATTTTTCAGAGCTGGGAGAACTGATACCTGTTGTGAGCGAAACAAGCAACGGACTTGCTTGGAAAGGAGGCTTTATAGACAGACCTAAAATAACATCCAATATGTCTATTGACAATTATACTAATCCAGGAATGTACGGTTTAGATGGATGTCAAGATTCTCCATATAAATATGGCGGACTAATAATATTTAGAGCTAATGTTTTAGTTGTACAAATCGTGTATGATATGCAAGGTTCAAACAGGCCCCAATATAGGCAGAATTGGGCTAATCAAGGTTGGCAATCATGGTATTCTTTTTAACAGAGTATTGGCATATTTCACGATCTGGGAGAACTGATTGGGAATGCAACATCAAATAAAAGCGGGTTGATGAGTTC